TTCAGGTAGATTGGTAGTTAATAGTGCAACTGCTGATGCTCATTTGCAGGTGGTTGGTGCAAATAGTCCATCTATCAGAATTGACAATGCTGGATCAGGTGGAACACAAAGATTTGTTTTTGGTCTTGCAACTGCAACAAATAACTTTATTCAGGGTGCAACTGCTGGACAATTCTGCATATCTACACAAAGTGCTGGTGCAATGCTTTTTGGTATGTGGCAAACGACCAATGCAAGTGAGGTAATGCGGATAACTACAACTAACAATTTGCTAATTGGAACAACAACCGATGGGGGGTTTAGATTAAGTGTTAACGGAACTACTAATTTGTCAAATACTTTAACGATTGGTCCTTTAGGTGCTTCAACTGCTGGTGTACAAATTACTGGTAATGATCAATCAAATACAAGAATAAAAATTACAAATACTGGCGGTAGTTCATTTAGTGTTGTAACAGGAAATCCTGGTGCTTCAAATAATGGTTTTGCAATTTTTGATGAAACGGCAGCAGCAACTAGATTATATATTTCAACTGCTGGAAATTTGCTGGTGGGCACAACTACTGACAATGGTACAAAATTACAGAACAATGGTAATTTTTGTACGGGAAACGAAATATATGGATTTACTACTAGCTCTTTTTTAAGAATTAGTGGCGGAGGCAGTAATGTTGGCGGTGCATCGGTTTTAATGTTTGGTGAAGCAAGTTCAACAACACCTGGAAGAATAGCTGTAAGTGCAGTAGGAACACAACCTATTGAATTTTACGGTGGTGGTGCATTAAGATTTTCGATTAAATCTAATGGAACATTAAATTGTAATAATATGCCAACAAGCGCAGCTGGTTTAGTTACTGGCGATATTTACAGTAATTTAGGAGTTTTAACAATAATTCCTTAAAATTTAAAATAAAAAAATATGAAACAAATTCAACCAATTCAAATTTGGGTTAACGGTCAAGAGCAAACAGGAAACTGGATTAATGCTTATATTATTAATGACAATTTGCAAGATTCTGCAACATTTTATTGGGCAATATTTAGTTCTCAAGCTGATGGAATTAAACTATCTGAAGGAAATTTAACCATTGCTGGGGAATCTTATATTGACTGGAATAATGGTAGTGATATTAACGAATATGCTTACGTTTGGATTGCTGATCAGCTTGGATTAACTTTAATCTAATTAATAACAATTTAAATTTTGACAAATGAACGAAAAACAAGCATTGGAAATTATTAAGGCAATTTTAGATTTGGCAACTAGTAAAGGTGTATTTAGTAAAATAGATGAATCCTTTACTGCAATACAGGCATTTAATAAGATAGCTGAAAAGTTTAAAGATGAACAAAACGATGCAGTCAACAACTGATCCTACACATATTGCCACGTTTAGTACAATTTTGTTTTCCCTGTTGGGGATTCAAAACTTATCTGAATGGGCAAATGTTATTTTTTTGGGTGCAAGTACAATATCCTGTGCAATTTCCATTTTAGTTGGTGTTAAACAACTTAAAAAAAAGTAATATGAAAAGAATACTTAAAAATATTAAAACTTCATTGTTTGGATCTATTGCTGGTGGTTCTCTTATTTTAGATGGCATTCAACAAAATAACTGGATAACAATTATTGCCGGTCTTGCTGCTGCCATTACAGGACTATTGGCAAAAGATAGTGATGTTCAATAAAAGATACATATATATTAGTATCGCAATTTTACTAATCCTGTTAATCGGAAAAAAGGTGAGTGCAATTAATTTAATTAAGCAATTTGAAGGTCTAAAATTAACCAGTTATCCTGATAGTGTCGGCATTTATACCATTGGATTTGGTAATACTATTAATAAAGATACTGGACAGGCAATAAAAAAAGGTGATAAAATAGACTTAGCAACTGCCGAAAGGTGGTTAAAAATTGATGTTGATGAACGAATATGGAAAATTAAGGCATTAATTAAGGTTCCAATTAATGAAAATATGAAAGCTGCATTGGTAAGCCTTGTTTATAATATTGGTACTGGTGCATTTGCTTCTAGCACATTGTTAAGGTTGTTAAATTCAGGTGCGGATAAAAAATTGGTCGCAGATCAGTTTTTAAGGTGGAATAAGGTGCAAGGAAAAGAGGTTAAGGGATTAACAAATAGGCGAAAATTAGAACAGGAATTGTTCTTAAAATAGGTTTGGTTAAGTTTTAAGGTGTTTTTTACAGGGGAAAATTTCTATTTTCCCTTTTTTTATGCACATTATTTGGTAATATGGATATTTTTTTTATAGATTTGTCCTAACAAATGATTTTTAACTTTTAAAACGAAAAAAATGAAAAAAACTGCTATTCAAATCGTCCTGATTGTTCTCGGTGCTATTCTCTTATGTTTTGCTGATAATTTATGATTAGGGTTCTTGCTTGGGTAATATCGGTTTTATACCTGATATTAATAGGCATACCCATTGCCATTGGTTTATTAATCTTACTGCAAATTTTATCAATCCTTAAATTTTTAAGCAATGTTAGAAAAAAAAGAAAAAAGCATAATAGTTCACAATTACCTGTATGGTCTGATAACCTTTTTGAGCAATCGGAACATTCCTTTCACTGAATTAGATGGTGGAAGGATTGAAATTTTTTATCCTTCAGAATTAACATTATTTCAAATCGGTTATTATTTTGGGCGATATGCCGAAATGCAACACAATTAATTTTATGGAACTATTTAATAATTTGAGAGAAACATTTTTAGAAATTGATCATATTCAGCAAAAGATTGATCGTTTAAAATTATGTCAAAATTCAGGCAATATTGCTAATATTATGATAAGCTTTGATACTGGACAAGATCGCAAAATAATAATGCAAATTGATACTGATATATCATTGGTTAACGAAATTAAATTATTGATTCAGGCAAGTATTGAACTATACGAAGAACAAATTCAGGAACTTAAACTAAACTTTTAACAATGAAACCAGTAAAAATGAACGGCTTTATGTATTATTTTGAGGTGTTTATTACCTCAAACGAACCCTTTATTTTAATGTCAACAACTGAACATCCCAGCGAAGGATTGTCAAAAATATATTTTTTGCGTAAGTATAGCATGAAATACGCAATGGAAGATTTTGTAAGATATGAAGCAAATGTAAAAATACGCAACACACAACAGGAAAATGAGGTGCGTTAATTGCTCAAAACATTTTACAATAACAATAAACAGGGGCAAGGTAGGGCAACCGCTTTGCCCCTATTGTTTTACCTTAAATAAAAATAAAAATGTCGCAAAGAAACAAAGATTTACCAGCAATGCCAGTTCACCCAATGCAAGACAAATTCGGTCAAGTTATCCTGATGGCAGGAATGAGCAAATTAGAAATAACTGCACTTAACATTTTGTCAGCACAATTAAGAAAAAACAAAATTGAGGATCTATCCCCAATGGATATAACATACTTAATTAAAGAATCTTATAATATTGCTGATGAATTTTGTGCATATATTGAAACTAAAAGTGAAAAGGAAAGTAGTATAATAATTTAAAAAGTGTAAACCAATGACAAATGATCTACACGAAAAATTGTTATCCCGAAAATTTAAGAAAGATTACAAACCTGAAGAAGAACAAGTCATTTTTAAAGTTGGTTCTAAGACCATAGGTTGCCTTCAAAGTTTTGTATGCTTTGTTGGAATGCCAAAGGCAGGGAAAACGATTTTCATAACAAGTGCAATAGCATCAGCATTTACAACTTGGGATATTTTCGGTATGAAATTAAATTTTCCTCAAAACAGAAAACGGATTTGTTATGTAGATACCGAAAGCTCGGATTTTGACTACTACCGAGTATTGGATAGGATAAGAACTCAAATAATAGCTGATCATTTGCCCCACAATTTTGATAGTTTTTTGTTTCGGGAAGATAGTCCCAATGAGATCCAGCAAATGATTGAAATTTATTTGCAAGATAATCCCGATTGTTCAATTTTAGTATTGGATGGAATATTGGATTTAATTTCAGATTTTAATAGTGTTGAACAATCTTTCTATCTTATTCAATGGTTGAAGAAAATAACCAAAATTCATAATTTGCTGATTCTTTGCGTATTGCATTTAGGTAAAAAAGATCAAAATTCTATTGGTCATATTGGATCCTATTTGGATAGAAAAGCACAATCAGTATTAAAAATTGAAAAGAACAAGGAAAACAAAACTATTGATATTTCAGCTACATTTTTAAGGTCAAGTGATGAATTTAACCCAATATCTATTTATTATTCAGGCACCAGTTGGACACAGGCACATAATACAAAGGAAAATACAGGCACATATATTTTTGGAATGGAAAAAACAAGCCTAATTAACAGGATATTGTTTGAACCTCGTAAATATTCTGAAATGTTAGCTGATTTGGAAGAATTTACAGGCAAGGGTACAACAACTTGTAAAAAAGTATTAAAAGACTGGTTGCTGGATGGATCTATTATAAAGTATGGTGATTTGTATAAACAAAAATAGGATAGGATTTTTAATTCCTACCCTACTTGACAAATGATCTTCCAAACGAAAAACCACTTTCCCTTCATTGCAAAAATAGAAAATTTCTAACAAATGAAACTTTTTACTGCCATTATTTTTTTTAAACCCGAAACCGGAATTGCACCCCGAAAATATCGGAATATTAACAACGTTCAAAATATGCTCAAATTTGCCCTAAAAAGTGGTGGGTGGTATGTGAACCTATATTGCAAGAGAACTAAGGAATTTGAGGGCAGAGAATACCTTACAGGGACATCGTAACAAAGTTTAACACTCCATACAAACACAAAAGGGGCAAATTGCCCCTTTTTCTATTACCAAAGGTGAAGGAAAAGTGATTTTGATGAATGTTGGTCAGTTTAGGTCAGTTTTTGGAATGGTCAATTTGGATCAGGAAACATGGGTGGGACACAGGGCACCCCTTACAGGGGTGCCCTTGTGTACCCTAAAACTGACCTTGTTTCTGACCTACTTTGACCTAAATTTGTTTTTTTAAATAATATTTAGTATTTTTGTGTTATTATTAGAAAATTTTGAAAATGAGAAATTTTATTTTAATCGGTTTAGCGGCATTAACTGGATATTATTTTTTGGGCAAAAGTCAACTAGCTGCTAAAACAAAACTGATGTTTAAAAAACTTGGTTTTGCCAATAAAAAATTTCAGCTTGTTTTTGGTGTTCAGAATCCAACTGGGCAAACTGCTAAAGTATCTGCCATTACTGGTGAAGTATATTTAGGGGATAAGTTAATTGCTGATTTTTCAAGTTTTGCAGAACAAAAAATTGCTGCACGTTCTGAATCTGAATTGAAAATACAGGCTTCCCCTACTATTGGAATACTCCAGCTTGTAAGTACAAAGGGATGGTTAAAAAAAGGATTAAATTATACTATAAAAGGTACTGGCAATTTTGATGGTTTAGTTGTTCCATTTAATTATCAAGCGAATTTAATTTAATGCAGAAAAATATACTTTTGGGTAGGTTGAAAAGTTTTGGGGGAAACTCCAAAATGATTGTTAGGGATCAACAAGTACCCGATATTATTTCTGCAATGCTTTCAGCTCACAAAATGTATGCTGGTGAATATGATAAAATTAGCAAAGATTTTTATTCAGGTGATGGGATTCAAACTGCAAAGAAATTGTTTGAATTTCTTAAAAAGAATGTCCAGTATAAAATTGAATCTGACAAGTCGCAAAGGATAATGTCGCCAAGTGCGATTTTATCTTTGGGAAAAAATGACTGCAAAAATTATGCACTTTTTATAATGGGTGTATTGGATAGTTTAAAACGCAAAGGATTAATTGATAATAAAATTTATTATCGTTTTGCCAGTTATAAACTTTTGGATGAAATTCCACACCATGTTTTTGCAGTTATTCAGGATGAGGAAGGAAACGAATACTTTATTGATCCTGTGCTATCAACATTTAACGAAAGAAAAACTTATTACCATAAAATAGATAAAATTCCCAGTATGCCATTATATTCCGTTTCAGGTATTGGTCAAACTAAAAAGAAAGCTGCTGCAAAATCTGCTGCTCCA